TCTTTACTAGTTGTAATATCATTATTTCCCCTATCCTCTAATTCTTTGATAAAATTCTTTTGCATTGTCATTTTATCTTTCAGATTATCTTTTTTAAGGTCAAGAGATCTAATTTGTTCCTTCTTAACTCTGATTTTATCTTTTATTAAACTATTCATAGCCGAAAAAATTCTTATATCAAGCAAATCTTCGATAACTTCTCTACGATTAGTACCACTCAACTGCATAAATGGAACAAATGTACTGCTACCAAGTATCACAATTTGTGTAAATGACTTATAATTTACCTTTAGTATACTTTCCTCTAATATTTTTTGATTTGATCTATCATCTGCCTGTCGATGCATTAGATTTCCGTCTATTTCAATATCAAATATGTTTGGTTTCATTCCTCTTCGAACAACATAATCACGATTATTAACAGAAAAATCTAATTCAACAAGACAATCCCTTTCATTCACAGTATTCATCAACTGTGATTTGTTTATCTTACGAAAAGGTTTATTGAATAAAGCAAAGGTCAAAGCATCCAACATGGTTGATTTACCTGAACCATTTGTTCCAATTATTAAATTTGTATTTTCTTGTAGAAAATTAATTTCGTTCCAATAGTCACCAGTTGAAAGAAAATTTTTCCATTTTATAGTTTTAAAGGTTATCATTTTTTAGGTGGAATAATAATGTCATCAGGTGTAATTACAGCATACTTGTAATTGTTTAATTTGCATGTTTTTAATGCAAGATCATCATCAATTTCAACAACGACCATTTCTTTTTCTTCATCCTCCTCTAACATCATAGCATATCTTGTGGCATCGTCTTCATCTTCAAATAAAAATAAAACAAGATTACCATACTGATCATCTACAGCATAGACTCCCTCCTCTCTTCTATTTTTAAGTGTAAGAAGAAACATTACTCTACCTCGCAAGCTTGTCGATAAAGATCTTGGAAAATATTTTTAATTATACTTTTATCAAACTCAATGTCAGACTCATCAATGTAACGATTCAGTATTGAGATGGTACTCTCTTCTTCTTCTATTTCAAAATTTTCACTCTCCTCAAGTACAAAATTTTCAATTATCTTCAAGTCTTGTATACCAGAAGAGTAAAGTTTATCTATAAATTTTTCAAAGTTTTTAGGATCAGATTTTTTACGAACAATTAATTTAACAATTTTATTTTTTAATTGAGTTGCATTATATAATTTATAATTAGTATCTTCATAATATACGTTATAGAATAATTTATAAGGATTGTTAACTGGAGTATGAGTAAGGGTATCCGTATCAAAAATATGAAAACCTCTTGTGTCATTCACATCATTCCAATACATTTCATATGGATTGCCTAAGTAATGTATTTTCCCATCAGTAGAACGTGTATGAAAATGTCCAGAATAGACAATATCGAACTTATTAAAGATATCAACATCCATTCCAGTTTCCATCATATGACCACGAGTAGCTCTGAATCCATTTAACTCAAGATGACCCATTGCAACCTTACTCTTACTCTTATTAATTTTGTATATCGATTCATCATAGTTCTCGGAATTAATCCAAGGTAGTAGAAGAATATCTAAACCATCTACATTTATCTCAGTTGGTTTTGATAGAGTTGATATATTTGAATAATCGTTTAATAAAAGTTCTGGTGAGTTTACGTTATTAGTATTCTTATAATAACAATCATGATTACCAGTGATAGCATATACCTTATATTTTTTTAGTGGTTCGAATACAACTTGCTTTGACCACTCTAAACTTTGATAGTCAATTGACTTACGACTATCGAATACATCACCCATATGAATAACTGTTTCTATTCCCTCCTTCTCTAAGGTTGGGAAAAATACATTATCATAGAATAACTTAAAATAGTCATGAAGATGTGTAGACCCCTTACGTGCACCGTAATGAGTATCTGTGATTATGGCAACTTTCATCGATTATTATTACGATACTGAATATTATCTTTAATAGTATTAAAATCAGAACTGCTTCCTGACATTGCATTATCATCAACTGCCATAACTTCATCAAATCCACTTCTTTCAATAATCTTTGTCTTAATATCTAATTGTTTCTTTTCTTTTTGGATTCTTCTGAGAAACGCATAATGTATAACCTGCGTAAAGTAAGCAAAAGGATTTTTGGATTTCTCAGGATCAAAGTTATGTATGTACTGAACGCAATTTTCGATTCCATCAGAGATCATGTCCTCTCTAAACATATAATTAACAAAGTTCGGTTTATACGACAAATGAGTTGCTATCTTTAAGAAACAAGAACCAAGGTAGTTTGAAATAGGGGGTTTACCCTCCCACGGTCCTGACTTAGGTGGATCTACTTCATATTTTTTAATAAATTCACTTTTAGCAATTAAAACTTTTGATCTATAAACAGTTATAGCCTGCAGTAACTCCTTATTATTTACATAGTGTTCTGACTTTTTCCTAGGCATAATGTTCTTATCTTTTTCATATTAATATTATACCATATTTTAAACACTTGACAAGTAGTGTAAATATGTGTACAATAACCTTTGTGAGGTTTGAAAGGAATGTTAAGTATTTATGGTTATTAAGAATAAGAAGACATCTTTTTTATTTCCAAAATTAGTTGTGTCAGGTGATATTGAAAATTTTACAGATATAAAGCAGGATTTAATAGATTGGATTTATAAATTTAAAGAAAAAAATTCTGGAATATCAAAAATATCTAATAGAGGTGGATGGCAAAGTGAGTCTAAAAAAATATTTGTAAGTGAGGGATTTGATAAATTCGCAGAGTATATTGTACCATCAATTACAGAATTATTAAAAAGTTATGAAATAGAAAAAGAGATAAGAATTGTTCAGATGTGGTTAAATGTTAATGGACCTAATTCTTATAATGTGTGTCATAGACATCCTGGTTCTGATTTATCTGGAGTTTTATGGATAAAGCAGACTCCAGAATCAGGTAGATTTGTTTTCGATGATATTGATAATGTTGATCAAATATTAACTACAAATATAAATCCTCAATATTTAAAAGAAAAAAATATGTTACCAGAAATAGTTCCAGAGTATCAAGATGGAACAGTAATATTATTTCCATCCATGTTAACTCATAGAGTGGAGATAAATGAAACTGATGAAGATAGAATATCTATATCTTTTAATTTAAAAATTACTTAAGTTTCTTCAAGTTTGAATAATTTTTCTAGTTTCTTTCGAGCATCGGCAACGGAAGATATATAACCCATTTCTTGATTTGGTTTAGTCTGACCATTTTGATCATAGACTGCAACGTCTTCTTCTTTGATATAATGATTATACAAATTTATTAATTTTTTATCGTTTGATTCAGTCATAGTAATAACTTTGTCTAAACGAATCATGAAAATATCCTCATTAGGTAAATCCAACCATGGTTTAACTTTAATATAAGTTCCTGTTGCAGTTGTATTTGACCACATTAGAACAGGATTTTGAAGAACAATTACGGTGTCGTCATCGTGATCATTGTCTACAACGATAAGAGAGAATATCTCCTCTCCTGAAACTAACTTAAGTATTGCGTAAAATTCGTCTCCCATCATTTTTTTAGTGGTATGTTGACTATATCATAATCAAAATTTTCTTCATTATAAATTTTAATTCTCTCGATCAGATGATTAAGTGTGTAATTTTTTCGAGATTTATAACTAATATCATCAGCAATATCGTAAAGAGTTGCTCTTGTCTTCTGATTACCTTTCCTCAGAACTCTTCCGATTGACTGTAAATTACGTATTCTTGATTTAGAAGGGGATGCAAAAATTATATTGTGTAAATTTTTGATATTAATCCCAGTGGAAAAAGTCCCGTACGAGGCAACGATAATAGCATCATTCTCTTTTTCAGTGATTTCTCGAACCTTTTCCCTGTCCTCGGTTTCCACTCCACCATGAATAAAAAAGACATTTCGACTCTCAATAATGTTATTATTATTTATCAAATTGTAAAGAGGTTCTCCGTGCTTTTCGACTCTGGCAAATAGTATCAAAGTGTTGCCTTTGAGATCGAGTGCAAGGTTTTTGATGAAGTTATTTCGTTTATTATGTCCGATAATATACTGAACTTCCTCCTCAAAATTCTCAAATTTATTCGGTGGGTGTTTCAATAGAAGCACGTTGATATCTAGTTTTGCAAGGTGCCCTTTCTTCATGAGCTCGTCAGTTTTGATGATCTTATAGGAAGGTCCGAACAATCCCTCAAGAACCCATTTATGAGTCTCACTTCCGTCTAATGTGCCAGTAAATCCAAATCTATATTTTGCACCATCAAGTTTTGTCATTATAGATATTAATGACTTTGATTTAAATTGGTGAGCCTCATCCCCAATCACAACAGAGAATCTCTCAAAATACTTTCTGGGGAGTTTGTAGATTGACTGCCAAGTCGTAATGATTACCTGAGAGTCCGTCTCTCGTTCTTTACCTGCGTATACTTTGTGGCAAAATGAACCAACGTCCCAACCATAATCTGCAAAATCTTTATACATCTGTTCTACTAACGATGTCGTCGGAACGACTATCAAAATATTTTTCTTGTTACCAACATAGTATCTCACAATTGAATATATCATCAGAGACTTTCCTGATGCAGTCGGAGATATCAATAATTTTCTATTATGTCTTAAGGCGTCGTATACTCCATCTATCTGATAATCTCTGGGTTGATATTTAGATATTGAATTAATATAATCCTTGACACCCTCTAATGATATAAAATCATTTACCTCAAAGGGAAGTCCATAATATTCACTTTCTAAAAATTCGTATGTATATTCATGATCTTTACAGAATTGAATGATTCTATCCAATAACCCAACGTATATCTCTCCCTTCTGCGTATTAAATAATCTTATCTTCCCATCCCAATGTTTATTTCGATATGCTGGTGAAAACTTTGCATTTGGAATATCAAAGGTAAATTGATCAGACAACTCATAATAAATATGAGGTTCCGCATCTATCTTCAGATAAACTTCATTCTTCTTTGATATAATCAAATGTGACATTAAACATGCTCATCTGATTATATTTAGTTAGGTAAATCCAGATTGAAAACGGTGCCACTCGATGGCATTTTTAATCTGATAAGTACGATTTGATATGGTGCGTATAATTTCTTCTAGAAACTTGAGGGTAGTATCATAGTATCTTATCTTTAAATCTATCTTTACCATTCTCTCATCGGCATCTAGGTGCCTCTGTATCGCATCCTTTTCTCTCACCTTATACGGAAATGGTTCTTCCTCATAAACTTTTGGATCTGCCTTTCCTGTGTAATAATTATATCTTTCTAATTTAACTTTTGCTCTTTGATCTCTTGCCTTCTCGCGCATCAGAGTAATGGTATTATAAAGTGTATAATACTTTGAGTGTAACTGGGGTATTTTTAGTGACTCATCATGTAGGTTATCAGGATCAATGACAGCATCACGTTGCCACATCTCTTGAATTTCATCAAGATTCATAAAGGAGTTCTTCCGTCGGGTTTAACTATATTATACACTGTATACTTAAAAATTGCATCTGCTGTAAAGTAATTGACATCTGT